ATTTCAACATTATCAAAAATTACAGTTCCACTAGCTAGCGGTGATTCCGCTAGCAACCAGGGATTGTTAATGCCAAAACTTCAGTATCGCTTTAGAGTGTCACTGGAAAACTTTGGTGTGTCAACACCGACGACAGAACTTACTAAGCAGGTAATAGATATTACTCGCCCAACAGTTGCATTTGAGCCAATGGAAATTCATGCATATAACTCAAAAGCATACTTAGCAGGTAAGCATACATGGTCGCCAATAACACTCAATTTACGTGAAGATGTAAACAATGCTGTACAAAAACTTGTAGGCGAACAGCTACAGAAGCAGTTCGATTTTTACGAGCAGTCAAGTGCTGCAAGTGGACAAGATTACAAGTTTACAACACGCATTGAGATCTTAGACGGCGGTAATGGAGTACATACACCAAACGTATTAGAAACATTTGAACTGTACGGTTGCTTTGTTACTAACGCTAACTATAATACATTAGCGTATCAAAACAATGAGCCTGTTACTGTTACATTAGAAATCCAGTATGACAACGCAATCCAAACACCTACAGATACAGGTATTGGCACAGCAGTTGGACGTACACTAGGATCGCTAATCACAGGCGGCGGCGCTTAATACAATTACTGTATAATAATATTAAAAGGGGGCATGATGTCCCCTTTTTTATTATCTGCGTACATAATCTATATAGATAAATATTAGTATGGCAGCTACATCGAACGGATTTTTAGATAATTTAGTAAACGGGATTTTAGGTCCCAAAGGCACTATGGCCGACTGGGCACACGCTAGTCGACTATACGTTGACGGAAATTTAAAACTTGCTCCAAAGAGTAAATTTTTATATCATACATACTTTCAACTAGATCCTATTGTAAGAAGTATACTTCCGGAATTAAAAGATAAACATAATTTAGAAATTGGCATGCTTGTTAAAAGTGCAGAACTGCCAAAGTATACATCTGTTGTTGAAACACGTAACAAATACAATAGAAAGAAAAATGTTCAAACTGGTATTCAATATGAGCCTATTACAATTACATTTCATGATGACAACTACGGTGTAACTACAGCACTATTAGAAGCATATTATAGATATTATTTTGCTGATGCAGGATACGGACGTTTACCGGGTGCATACAATAAAGCAGGCGATGGTGATAATACATATAAAGGGTCTGGCAGAAACCAATTTAAGTATGGTTTAGATAATGCTATTACTGTACCATTTTTTCAAAACATACAAATTAGTCAATTGGCTAAACGTACATACACTACGTATACATTAGTTAATCCAATTATTACAAGTTGGCAACACGATCAATTAGATAATAGTGATGCTAGTACACCTATGCAAAATACAATAACTGTTGCATACGAAGCTGTACATTATACAAGAGGTCCAAGTGATAATAGTAATCCAGATCAACCAGGCCCAACAGGATTTGGTTCATCAGAACATTACGATAAGCAACCGTCACCGATATCGTTACTAGGCGGAGGCCCACTAAGTTTAGAAGGTGCATTTGGCGCTGGCGCTGACTTATATGATTACATATCTAAAGGACAGGGGTTTAGTAGTCCGTTACAAGCAGGCCTTGCAGCTTTCCAATTAATTCGAGGGCTTGAAAATCTAACATCTGAAGGTATAAGAGAAGAAGTAGAAAATTTATTAACAGACACTCTCGGCGACATAGGCGGCACATCTGTCAGTGGAGTAGCTAATACTACAATACCTAGAAATAACAGCATAGGCGGAAGTAATGACACTACGCCTGCTACTGGAGTAAATACAACTACAGCATCTAATACAGTGGTACAGGGATCTACTACTAGACAACTACTTAAAGATAACCCGATTGCTCTTGACGATGCAGCAAAAGCAATATATAAAAATGATTATTTAACTAGTGGCGGCACCGGCGGAGTTAACGGAATTAATCAATCTTGGACAGCATTGCCTGCAGGAACTAGGGATCTTTATAGACAGCAGGCATTGGATACAACAATATGAATAGCGGGTTACCAGTAAGAAATATTACTAAAAAGAGCGACGAAGATGTACGTTTGTTTTTCGACAAGTACTATACAAAATCAATAAATTTTAATGACAATGACTTAAATTCAGTTGTTGGATTTTTTGAAAACAAAGGCTTTGATAAAGCCAGTGCAGTATCTGTAGGCATTGTAATGTTGCAACAAGCCAAACTAGACAATGTAAAAATCTTCAAATTACTTGACACATTAACAGGCTATGAAGATCTACAACTAAGCGCAATTGTAGCCGAAGTTCTTAATTATAATCGAAAGCGTACTAGTGCTGTAGGTTTTAAAAGACAAAATACTGAAAATAGACTAGAAAAAAGAAACTTAATTGAAGGTTCTCCTGCACCTATAATAATAAATAGTGAAGTTGAGAACAACTTCAGTGCAACAGGATTTACATTTGATTCTAGAACAAACACCTGGGACGGAGCATAACACATGGCAAAACAATTAATTAATAGAGGTTCTAATGCAAACGATGGCACAGGCGATAGCTTGCGTGATGGTGCTGACAAACTTAATACTAATTTTTCAGAAATTTATAGTGTATTAGGAGATGGCGAAAATCTACTTACTACTGATATAGACTTCGGAACTAATAAATTGTTACATTCTAACATGGTGTCACAGTTAAATGACTTAGCGGAAATTGATCCATCAAGATATCATGGCTTAGTTATGCATGTGCATGAAACAGGGGCTTTATATTATGCACACGGTGGCGTATGGAGGAAACTGTTAACTGATGCTTCCGGCACTATAGCTAATTACACTGATTCATTAGACACTGTTGCTTATTCAGGAAACTATAACGATCTAAATAGTCGCCCGCAAATACCTAGTGTGTTAACAGATGTTGGTATTACTGATGGTAGTGCAGGACAGGTATTGAGTACTGATGGTACTGGAAATTTTACTTTTAGAGATGTTGTAGCAACTAGTATTGAATTTTCTGATGTAACAGGCAAACCGACAACATTAGCAGGTTACGGGATTACAGATTCCTTTACTGGGCGTTATGAAGACTTAACAAATAAACCAACATTGTTTGACGGAACGTATAGTAGTTTAACAGGTAAGCCGACTATACCAGCAGACATAGATGACCTAACTGATAATGAAAATGCATTATTTGATGGAGAATATAACAGTTTAAATAATCGTCCATTAATACCTGCAGATTTAAGTGATCTAACAGATACTACTAATTTACTTTTTAGTAGAAGTTATACTGATCTAACAAACAAGCCTACATCATTTGCATTACTATCAACCTTGCAAATGACACTCGGTATTGAAATTGATGAGTTTAGTAATGATATAGGATTAACTGATAATAGTGAAACAGCACTAGTTACTGAACGAGCTGTTAAAACATATGTTAGTAACAATCTTCCTAGTACTTTAACAGATATAGGGATTACAGACGGTAGTGCAGGACAAGTATTAACTACAAACGGCGCTGGTGTATTTACATTCCAAGCTGCAGGCGATACTATTGGTAACTTTACACTTTCAAATAGTATTATTGATACAGATGATTCTAGTCCAATTAGTATTACTCCATCAGTATATGCTAGAAGTGATCTTTTTGTTGAAAATGATTTAGATGTATCCAATGATTTAATAGTTGGCGGAAATATTATAACAGCTGACGCAGGAACACCTGAACTATTTTCAAACGGTGAGTTACATTTAACAGCAGCAACAAGAGTAGACATAACACAAAGTCCATTTAAACTAGCTAGTTTTACTACCACAGAAAGAGATGCACTAACTGCTGAAAACGGCGACACTATATATAATACAACAACAGACAAATTCCAAGGCTATGCAAACGGCGCTTGGGTAGACTTGCATTAAGGTAGACTATGACTGAAAAATATTATATTATAAATGCAATATCTGAAGAAGCATTTGACACGCTACATGAATATCTTACAACAAACACATCTTTAGAAAATGTTCCTGATAGAGAAGTTATTTGTGAAAACTATACATTGCAAAGTCCTACACGAGGCACTTACTTACTAACAGATGCTGAGAAAGTAGAAGTAGAAAAAAGACCCGAAGTTGAATATATAAACATTGATGTTGCTAGGTATCCCGAAATGCAAATACCAGCAGATCAACTACGTTGTGACATTCCTCTTCAAAAAAACAGATATGAAAATAATATAAGAAACTATTTTTATTACTTTACAAACTACAATGGCTTAGCTAACAATGATAACGGAGCTGCAACAAGTCAATTATTGCGTATGCGTCAAAAAGCACACCCTTGGGCAGGGCAGAATAGAGCTGATGTTGTCTCTGATATTCCGGCACAACGAGGAACAGGAATAGGTGTTGATGTTGTTGTAGGCGATAACGGTAGTTGGATCGGTCACCCAGAATTTGTAAATGAAACATTTCATACAGGATCATTAAACAACGGCCAAGCAGGATTAGTACCACAAGACTTTATACCAGGTAATCCATTAAGCAATCGTGACGGTATAGATACAGGTAATGCAACTTCTCCACTTTGTAATGTATTAGATTTAGTACTAGACAGTCCATATTATATTGATCCAGATTGGTTTAACGCCAATGCTGCTTCTAGACTAGAAACACGCTGGGACGGAACTGTTGTTCCAGTAGAAACTGTAGCAAGAGCATGGTGGGGTAATAGCACACAACGTTCATCACAATTTGCAAATATCGGTACTGTAATAGTAACAACAAATTATACTAGAAATAGAGCACACGGTTCTAATACTGTTGCACCAGGCGATGGCACACACGGAACACAGTGCGCAGGACTAACATTTGGTAAAACACAAGGTTGGGCATATAACGCAAATAAATGGGTAGTAGATGCATACGGTGATTCGTTTTTAGGTTTTGAACAATACTTTGACATAATGAAAATATTTCATTTAAACAAACCAATAAATCCAGACCGGAATACTAAAAATCCAACTATTAGTTCTAACAGTTGGGGATTTCGTGTAAGCACAAGAACCAGTGGTGTAAGTAACTTTAGAGGAACTGATTACACTTTTACAACTAATAGTAATGCTACTAACAATTATACTGTTATTAGAACAAATGGCGACGGTCGAGTAAAGCATTATCCTAAACCGAACAGTTTATTTACATCATCTAACGAATGTGCTGATGCAGGCGTTATTCTTGTAATGGCAGCAGGCAATGACAGCCAACAACAAGTATTACCAGATCATCCTAACTGGGATAATTTTCATTGGAATACTACAGGCGCTACAATAGACGACACAAGTCAAACAGAACTCGGTGGCTACTATACTGCATTT